AGTTATTAAATTATTAATAGATAATGGTGGTGGTGGTTCTACAACTACTTATGCTACATTATCTTTAGATCCTTTACCAATATTTGTAACTAATTCTTTAGGTGAATATAATTGGTATAATATTCTAGTCCAAAGAACATTAGGTTCAGATACATCATATGTTAATACAGGATATGTTAATACAGGATATGTTCTTGATGAAGGTGATTATGCATATAGAATTTATGTTAAAAATGAAGTTGGTGGAGAAGTAGGACATCAAGCTAGTGGTTCTATAACAAATTCAATAGAAATTACAGATATAGCTTGGAGTGGTAGTGCTACTAAACAATTAGTTGTTGGTGGATATAATACTACACCTAATAATTCTATTTTTGGTAATAGATTTAGTGGTTCTTTACAAGAATTAAGATTATGGAGTATTCCTTTATCAGAATCTAAATTTAATCACCATGTTTTAAATCCTGAATCTTTTGAAGGTAATGACACAACTTTTCCATATAATTATTTAATAGGTAGATTTCCATTAGGTAATGATTTATACACATATAATCATTCAGTAACAACTAAAGTATATGGTGTCCAACCTAATTTAAGCATGGCTTATAGCTCATCAGCTTATTCAACATCATCATATATTTCAGCTAGTGGATTTATAAACCAAAATAATTATAATTCTTTTAAAGAAACATATTATACTAACCCAGCTATATCAACTTATACAAGTCCAGTAACTAGTAAAATTGATATTGTTAGTAGTAGTGTTTATGGAGATATTTTAACATTAAATCATTCTATTGTTCAATCTCCTATATTAACAAATACAACAGACATTCATTTATATCAATTTGGTTTTTCACCTCAAGATGAAATAAATGAAGATATTATAGCTCAATTAGGTACAACTTATGATATGGATGATATTATAGGAAATCCTGAAGAAGCTAGTTCAACATCTTATAAAGATTTAACTTTATTACAAGCTAATTATTTTAAGAAATACCAAAATAAATTTAATTATAAAGATTTTGAAACAATAATTGATTATTTCCATAACTCATTATTTAAATTTATTCAAGATTTTGTACCTGGAAGAAGTAATACAGCTACAGGTTTAATTTATAAACCACATATATTAGAAAGAAGTAAACAAGCTAGATATGAACCTTCTTATGAAACTATATTTTATACTAGTTCTATAGAAACAGAAACTATAACAGGAGGATATGGAGGAGCATTACCTGAAATTACCATATCATCAAGTTTATATGATGTATACACTCAAACTGGATCTGTTGCTGTTGTAGGAAATAATGAGTATGCTTATAATGGGGAATTAAGTGGTTCATTAATTGATGTTAATGATTATTACTTATTTAAAAACCCATTTGCTTTACAAAATTCAAATTTAAGTAATGTTTTTTATACATTTCCTGATTATGATTTATACCCACCACCATCAGGTCCTTATATATATGATTTAAATGTTAATGCTCCTGGTGTTTATACTTTATATTTCTATTTAAATGCCTGTCAGGCTGATATGGAAATAGAAGATGGTCTTGGAAATATAATATATACTGTAGCAGCTGGAACAATAGGTCCTGTAACTTTTACAGCTAATAATCCTGGATATTATCTTAGATTTATTAATACTGGTTTAAATGTTATTGCTGGTGGTAGAATAGGTATACAAGATATAGAATATTATCAACCATCTTTACTTCCTATTTTTAATCAACAATATCAAGGATTTAATGCTCTTCAAAATAATGCTGAAGAAAATAGAATTTCTGATAAAGCTAGATTGGTGTCTTATAACGAAGATGGAACTGAAGTAACAAGTTATGTTGAATTACAAGATGCTTTATATAATAGTACTTTAGCTATTCCAAGAATAGATGGTACTAAAACAACTAGTAGAACTTATAATGATTATTCTAATGGTGATACTACTTATGGTAAAACTGCTACAATAGATAAAAGACAAACATATTTTGCTTATTGTGATTGGAATGGTGGAGCTTTAGCTGAAAAACAAGGATCTTGGAATTATCATATTAAGTTTTTATGTAATGATGATGGTGTTACTTTAAGTCCAACAAATCTACTTTCATATAATGGTGAATATAGATTAGGATTATTTTCAGGTTTTGAATCAGGAGATGAAGTAAATGTTAGTTCTAACCCAGGATTATCAACAGGATCTCAAGCTCAAACTTACACTATTTTTAGACCAGGTCAAAGAGCAACAACTATTTTGTATACTGATACTGGATCTATAGGAAGAGACTATTTAGTATCTGGCTCTTATAGTAATATTAGGTTTTATATTCCTTCTTCTTCTGTAGCTCAACAAAAATTTTATACAGAGATTGAAAAAAATTCTACTCAAAATATAAATTTATTATCATGGAATGGAGAATATATTATTCCTGAACTGGATAATGTTTTAGCTGATGAACAAAATGATTGGAATATAACTAATTATCAATATACATCTTCATTTACTTCTGATGTTAATGCTAGAATGGCTTTTAATGCTATGATAAATAATCCTAATACTTTTGATATTACTTGCTCATTAATTATATTAAAAAATAATGAAGTATTTGATTCAACTCCATTAAAAATAGGACCTAATTCAACTGCTAGTGGTAGTGTTTTTTCTATAAATAATAATTGGAATGTAAATGATATTTACCAACCAGTAATATTACCTTTAACAAATTCTCCAGGCTTTTATCCAAATCCACTTCAACTTTTAGTTGGAGTTATTAGCCCAGTTCCTTTCTTGACTGGATTTAAAATCTCCCCTTATACAGGTTCTATTACAGTATCAAAATCAAGTTGTTGGACTGTAGGAAATTCAACAAAAGATACAGTATTAACTGGATCTAATCCAGGACTAGCTAGAGTTTATGGAGGTGCATATTATCAAATTCCTATAGATGGTTCTGGTTTTGATGATCCTATTAAATTTGAATTACAATATGGTGATGAAATTAGATTTATGGGAAATGAAAGTTTAGTTAGAACAATTAAAGAAGTTAATTTATCATCAACAGATGAAAAACTATATGTTACATTAACAGAACCTGTTGATAGTACTAAAATAGATATAAATTATTTTTCTATAAGAAGATATATAGATGACATTGGATTTATAATGATTAATGGAGATGGTGGAAATAATCCATGTTTTGTATTTCCAAAATATCCAAGTGAAAAATTAAAAAATAACTTATCAAGAATAATAGAAGATCTTACACAGAAAGGATTAATTCCTGCTCTTTAATATATTTATAATAAAAATAAACAATGGCTTTTTTAAATAACCAATACATTACAATTGATGCTGTATTAACAAAGAAAGGTCGTGAGTTATTAGCTCGCAACGATGGTTCTTTTAGAATAACACAATTTTCATTATCTGATGATGAAATTGATTATACACTTTATAATCCAAACCACCCATCAGGTTCAGCTTTTTATGGTGAAGCCATTGAAGCAATGCCTTTATTAGAAGCATTTGTTGACAATACTCAAGATATGAAATATCAACTTGTTACTCTTCCTAGAGGTACAAGTAAGTTACCTGTATTAAGTATCCCTCAAGGTGCTATTAGTTTAACTCAAGGAGCTCAAGTCACTATCTCTCCACAAACATTAAATTACTTAGGAGCAGCTGGTGCTACTGTTGAAACATCAGGTTATACAGCTATTTTAGGTGATAGTAGAGTATGTTCTAGTTTCACAGGTGTTGGTATTGATACAACAAATATTAATTTAAGTTCTTTAGTACCTGTAACTAGTGGTGTAGCTATATCATCAGCTCAAGTAGGTACTTCATTTACTTTTGTAGCAGGAACTGCCAATGATTCATTATTCCCAGGTGGATCAAGTGCTGTAACAGGAACTCAATATACTACTACAGTAACATTTATTGGTAGAGATTCAGGAGCTAGAATAACCATTCCTTTCACATTAAAGAAAAAATAATTAAATAATGTCATTTACCCAATTTGCCCCAGATGATTCAGTTACAAGTAACCAAGAAGTAGTTACTCCTTTATGGAGTAGTGGACAAGTTACAGCTTCTGTTTTTTATACATCTTCAACTCAAGAAGCTACAACTCAAGGTGATTTTTATTTAAACACATATTTAGAAGATCCTAATCTTAATCCAAGTGCTAGTGTTCAGATGGCTTTAACCTTTGGTGATAGTAGAGGTTCAGGATCAGCATACTTTAACCCAGCTGTTAATGGTTATTCTCCTACTCGTGATGTTTATGGTCAATTTAGAACTTTAATTTTAGGTGATGAAAATACTAAATTTACATTTGATACCTTAATTACTGGATCTGATCAAATAGCTATTATATCTTTTGCTAGAAGCCAATATAAACAATCTTTATTTGGTGGTAGTTTAACTTTAGTATTAAGTGGTAGTGGAGCTAATAAATTAACTTTAACAGATAATTCTCAAACCCAAACCACAGCTGAATTTATTCAAAATACCCAATATTACACTTTAATATCAGGTTCTCAAGGTACAGCTTCACCACAAATTAATTTACCTAGTGGTTCATACGGATATGTTTTTCCAAGTGAAGGTTTAATTATATTAAATGCTTTAGCTTTATCTCAACCAACAGCAAGTGGTGGTTTAGCTGTAACTTGGAATACTGATAGTAATGCTACAGTATATTCTGCTAATCCTAACTACAACTATAATAATAGAATTTTATTTGATTTAATTAATAAAGGTAAAAACTTTAGAATTCAAGCTAGTGAAACTATATCATCTAGATATTTCTTCTGTAGAGTTAAAAACTCAGAATATAATTTTACAAGTAATCCAACCATTATAGATTCAAATGGTAATTTATTATATGCTACTTTAATTAACAACCCAGTAACATATCCAACAACTGTTGGTTTATATAATGATACAGGTGATTTATTAGCTGTAGCTAAATTAAGTAAACCGTTGCAAAAAGACTTTACTAAAGAAGCTCTTATTAGAGTTAAATTAGATTATTAATATGATATGGCTTATACCTCATGGAAACGATTAAATACAGGAGATGTATTCACAGTTCCTTATACAGCTAATAAGTATTATTATATACCATCATCTAGTTTTTCAGCCAGTCAAGTAATTATAAATGTAGGTATTAATACTACAAATTCATTTGATATATCTACAAGCTATAAAACAAATAATGAATATGATTATCTAGTATATAGAAGTATATTAGTAAACTACTATCCAGAATTTTATAATCAATTCCATTCTACAGGTTCTATTAAACAAACTACATATCTTGATGGAACTCAAACAACAACTCCACCTACTGGAGCTTTTGTAATAGAAGGAAATATAGTAACAACAGAAAAATATTATCCAACATCATCTGATAGTGGTAGTATTTTAGTTATTAATACACCTAAAAATTTAATAGGAAATAAAATTACTCCTGGTACTTTTATAATCACTATAGACAGTGGTTCAATTTATGATGATGGACAATATAACTTATTATGGAGTGGATCTAATGTTAGTTCATCAATAGGTACAGTATTATCACAATCATCATATGTTGGAAATATATTTTATGAACAAGGTATATCTATATTGACAGTAATACCAAATGCTATATCTCAAACTTATACAGTTGGAACATTACCAACAAGAAGTTTAGTTACTAATATAGACTCTATTGAATTTAAAAATAATTATACAATTTATGAAAATTTTGTAAAATGTACAATTAAAGATTATGAGTTTAATGCTAGTTATAATCCAACATTATTAACTGGTAGTGTAAATAATAATGATACTTTATTAAATTTTGCTACATCTTCTCAATTTGCACCATATGCTGGAGCTGTTGGATTATATGATGATGCTCAAAATTTATTAGCTATAGCTAAACTAGCAGCTCCAATTCCTATTTCATCAAATACAGACACAACATTTTTAATAACATACGATACATAATATGTGGTTATATAATAAAAAAGTTATACAAAATATTGAGGATTTTCCTCAAGATACATTTGGTTTTATTTACATAGTAACTCATAAACCAAGTGGAATTTCTTACATTGGTAAAAAAGTATTATATCACAATGTAAAGAAAAAATTAACAAAAAAGGAACTAGCAGAACAAACAGGTCCAGGCAGGAAGTCAGCCACAAAGGTGGTAGTAAAAGAATCAGACTGGAAAACTTATTATGGTTCTGCTAAACCAATTTTAGAACTCATTAAGGATGGTAAACAAGAGGAATTTACCCGTGAGATACTACAATTGGTTCCTAATAAAAAACTTCTTACTTACTATGAATGTAAGTATTTATTTAAATATAGTGTTTTAGAAAATCCTTTAGAATATTTTAATGATAATATCTTAGGTAAGTTTTTTACTAAAGATTTTACTTCTTAATTTTTTATATATTTATAGATAAACATAAACACATGGATAATTTTAATTTAAAAAAGTACTTAGTAGAGAATAAGTTAACTAGAGGTGCTAAATTGATAAATGAAGCATCAGAAGCATCAGATACTATGTATTATGCTGTAATTAATTATAATAATGAACCTATGTATTATCTTAAAACAAAAACAAAAGAAGACATGGTTAATAAATTAAATAGTGCTTTTAAAGACTTAACTGGTACAAATTATGTACCATACACTATTGAAGATATGGAAGATAATATATATATGGGGAAAAAGATGGACCATTTTATAAGTGATGACTGGGCTAGTGTTACTGATAATGTGAAAGTTTTTGAAAAAGATTTTAAAGCTTCTAAAAATTATTTAAAAACACCTCCTCAAGAATATAAAGCTTAATTAAATTTAAAAATACTTAAAGTAAGGCTTGGTTTTCCAAGCCTTTCTTGTTATATTAACAATTAATGGAAAACATACTATTATTAAATGTAGTAGAATCTGTTCTAGGTAAAGGTTTTAAAACATCAAAAGGCAATTATTCTTTCCATTGTCCTTTTTGTAATCATAGAAAACCTAAATTAGAAGTTAATATTGTAACTACTTCTAAAGGTGAAAATCCATATAATTGTTGGGTTTGTCATACAAAAGGAAGATCTGTTTTAACTTTATTTAAAAAATTAAATGTACCTAAAGATAAAATTATTGAATTATCTTCAATAATTAAATCATCTCCAAAACAAGAATTTATTGAAGAAGATAACAATATTAAATTACCTAAAGAATTTAAATCTTTAATAAATGATAAAACAATTGAAGCTAGACATGCTAAAGCTTATCTTAAAAAACGTGGTTTAACAGAAGAAGATATTATCAAATATAATATAGGTTATAGCATAAATGGAAGATATTCTGATAGTATTATTATACCTAGCTATGACTCTAATTATAAACTAAATTATTTCATATCCAGAAAAATAGTTGATAGTAATAGAAAATATGATTCACCTAAATGTGATAAAAATATAGTGATTGGTTTAGAGTCAAATATAAATTGGAAAACACCTATTATTTTATGTGAAGGTATTTTTGATGCTATTGCTATTAAACGTAATGCTATTCCATTATTTGGTAAAACTATATCTAAAGCTTTAATGAAAAAACTTGTTGAAAGTGATGTTAAAACTGTGTATTTAGCTTTAGATCAAGATGCTATTAAAGATGCTTTAGACCATGCTATGACATTATTAAATTATGGTAAAAGTGTTTATTTAGTTGAAATGGACAATAAAGATCCTTCTGAGTTAGGATTTGAAAAATTTACAAAATTATTACATAACGCTCATGAGTTAACATTGCTTGATCTCATGATGAAAAAAATGAACTTATGATAGAAAAAGGAAACAACATCCACAAACATCCTCAACTTAAACGTGTTGTAGACCATCAAGGAGAACAAATTAATTTCTTAGACCAAAGATTTTATAAAACAGAAAATGGTGAATATTATCCATCAGTTACTTCTATTTTAAATTTTTATCCAAAAAATGGATTTTTCCATGCTTGGTTAAAAGATGTAGGACATAATTCAGATATTATAGCTAGAAAAGCTGCTGATGAAGGAACACAAGTACATAATGCTATTGAAGCATTTTTAGAAGGTAAAGAAATTAAATGGATGGATGATCGTGGTCATGCTAATTATAGTTTAGATGTATGGAGAATGATTTTACGTTTTACAGAATTTTGGAAAACATTTAATCCAGAGTTAATAGCTTCTGAAATTCATTTATTATCTCATGAACATAAGTACGCTGGTACTTGTGATTTAGTAGTTAAAATGAATGAAAAGATTTGGTTATTAGATATCAAAACATCAAATTCATTACATACTAGTTATAACTTACAATTATCAGCTTATGCTAAAGCTTGGGATGAACATTATGATAATAAAATAGAAGAAACTGGTATTATATGGCTTAAATCAAGTAAACGTGGTTTAAAAGAAGGAAAATTGCAAGGTAATGGTTGGGAAATTGTTCAAGGAGAAAAAACAATAGATGAATATTTTACAATGTTTAAAAATATTTATGAGATCTATTTATTAGAAAATCCAAATCAAAAACCAATATTTGAATCATATCCTACAAGTGTTAAATTAGGTTAATATTTATAACTAATGATACGTCTAATTGACTTACTATTAGAAATAAATAATCAACCAAAAGCTATATTTTTAGCAGGTTCAGCTGGAGGAGGAAAATCTTCTACTTATAAATCAAATCCTAAATTTCCTACTCAACTTGATAATTTACTCCCTTCAACTATGCAGGTTATTAATGTTGATGACACTTATGAAGATTTATTAAAGAAAAGTGGTTTAGGAATGAAACAAAAAGATTTTACTCCTGATGAATTAGCACAAGCTGCTAAATTAATGGGACAAGCACAAAAAACTACTCGTGAAAAATATAATAAAGCTTTAGAATCTCTTCAAAATATTATTATCGATGGAACAAGTGCTGCTTCAGGTCCAATATTAAAGAAAAAACAACAATTAGAAGATTTAGGGTATAAAACATTAATGATAATGATTTATGTTTCTCCTTTAACATCTTTAAAACGTAATGCTGAAAGAGATAGGTCATTAATGCCTTCTATTGTTTTACGCACTTGGAGAGATGTAAATCAAAATATAGGTTTATACAAAAATGAATTTGGTGAAAATTTTATTTTAATCAATAACAACCCAGAAGATGCTAATTTAGATTTTTCAAAAGAATTAGTATCTCCTTATTTTCAAGATTCTAAAGCTAAATCTGGTAAAGAAAAATCACCAGAAGAAATTGAAAAAAAGAAAAAAGAAATTGAACAAATGAATCAAGACATTGAACAATTAGTTAAAAATTTACCTAAATTTGATTCAATAGAAACTGCTAAATCTAAAATACAATCATTTTTAAAATGAAAATAAACGCTGCTGAATTAGGAAAAAACATTATATCTGAAGTATTAAACGATCCAGCTCCAGGATTTTATCCAGGTGGATTTAAACCACCTCATAAAGGACATTTTGAAGTAGCTAAAGATGCTGCTTCTAAAAATTTTATTACTAATTTAACTGTAATAATTGGTCGTGGTATTAGAGATGGTATAACAGCAGATCAATCAAAAGCTATTTGGGATATATATTTAAAAGCTGAACCTAATCAAAAAATAGATGTAAAAATAGCTGATAAAACATCTCCTATAGCTGATATTTTTGATTATTTAGGTAAAGATGTTGAAAATAAAGCTTATGTAATAGGTGGTAGAGCAGAAACTCAAGATCAAAATTATTTTACAACTTTAGAAAATAAATTTGGTGATAGAGTTAGAGCTGTAGCTATTGATGAAAAATTTGTTGATAGTAAAGGTAAAAGAGTATCAGCATCTGACATTAGAACTACAATGGCTATTTTAAAAACTCAGGCAGGAACTATTGAAAATACTCAAAAAGGAACTCCTGATTATAATAAAGCTGTAAGTGATTATAATAATACTTATGATTATTTTAAAGGTTTATTTCCTGAAGCTGTTGTACAAAAAGGATATTTTAATGATATTTTAAGAATTTTAAATTTAGATATACCTAAACCAGAATCACTAAATGAATCTGTTAATGAATATAAAAATCAAACAACATTAAATCCAAATATTTTTGATGGAGAACAAATAAAACCTAAAATTAGAGAAGCTTTATTAAAAATAGCTAATACATTTTGGAATAAATTAGATTTAGGTAAAAAATATGATGATATTACCTTAACAGGATCATCAGCTAATTACAATTGGAATCCAAAATCTGATATTGATTTGCATATTGTTATTGATTTTAATAAATTTAAAGATCCTAAATTAGCTAGAAAATTATTTGATCAAGCTGAAGCTAATTGGATTAGTAAATATGATATTAAAATTAAAAATAATCCAATAGCTCCATATATTCAAGACTCAAAAGGTCCTCATAGAAGTACTGGTGTTTATTCTGTTTTAGATGACAAATGGATTAAAAAACCAACATATGAAAAAATAGAAATATCTGATTCAGAAATTGATAAAAAAGCAAATCCATTTAAAAAACAAATTGATCTTTTATCAAAATCAAAAAACCCAGATAGTACTTTAAAGAAAATAGAAACATTAAAAAACAAAATAAAAAACTTTAGAGAAACTGGACTAGATGATGAAGGTGAATATTCTATAGAAAATTTAGTTTTTAAAGAATTAAGAAATTCTGGATATTTAGAAAAATTAAATAATATTAAAAAAGATCTAACAACTAAAAGTTTATCTAAAAATCTAAATGAGAATGTTGATAAAAATATAGTTGATAATTT